TTACATCACTATTGTTATAATAAATTAGATAGCAATAAAGACTGTACTATAGATACACAGTCTTTATCTCCATCATGGTACAATGATTTATTAATGAATTCTTTATTACATACAAAGTTACCTATAGTTGAAAAAGAATCTAATCTAAAATTATTTCCAACTTATTCATACTGGAGATATTATATATTTGGTGCTACATTATCTAAACATACAGATAGACCATCTTGTGAAATATCTATAACTGCTTGTATAAAAAAATATGATGATTGGCCCATTACAATTGAAAAAACTTCTTTTGAATTAAATGAAGGAGATGCTGTTTTATATGCAGGTTGTGATCAAGAACATTCTAGACCAGGTGTTTATAAAGGAGAAGGGATGGCACAAGTATTTTTTCATTACGTAAATAAAAATGGTCCTCACACTAAACATGCTTACGATAGATATAAAAAAGAAACAGGTAAATCAGAATGAAAAATGAAACTGTTCAAGTAGATAATGTATTTCCACATTTTGTAGCCATAAAAAATTTAAATTTAATAAATTTTAAAGTTGTTGGAAAAAACTTAAAAGAAACATTTGAATCAAATATAAAAACATCTCTTAATGGTAGCACTTTATTTGATAAAAATTCTATAAATTATTTAAATATAGAATTAAGAGATATATTAAGTTATTTATTAAAACCTTATTGTAATAATTTTATTTTTAATGTTAATGGAATTTGGATTAACAAATATAAAGATAAAGATTATCAAGGTGCGCATATTCACCCTAGTGACTTTTCTTTTATTATATATTATAAGGTAGATAAATCTTATACGGTATTTAATTCACCAGTTAAGAATTTATTAGAAATGTTTGATAGTAAAATATTTTTTAAACATTATGAGCCTAAATTAAAAAAAGGGGATATAATAGTATTTCCCTCTTATTTAGAACACTGGGTAAGACCTAATTCTGACAATATGACAATTGCAGGAAATATAAAAATAATAGATATAAAGGAGAAAAAATAAAATGGAAGAAAGAAACGTAAATATAAATAATTTTATAGGAGTATACGATAACTATATTACAAAACAACAATGTGATATGGCTATTAAGCTATATAAAGAACAAGACAATTTTAAAAAAACTTTTAGTAGAATATCTACAGAAGATCAATCTATATTACAAAAACAGGATCAACAATATTTTGCTGATGGAGGCAATGTAGAAGTGTGGTGGAAATCTTTAGATACTTTATTAGCTAATTTCCATACAGCTTGGAAACATTATTTAAAAAACACTGGAGCAGATAGTGCATACGATTCAATTGAAAAAAATCCTTTTCATTATGCTTCTGTAAAAATTCAAAAAACTTTACCTACAGAAGGTTATCATATTTGGCATATTGAACACAATAAAGGTTTTGAAAATGAACCAAGAGCTTTTGTATATTCTATATTTTTAAATGATGTGGAAGAAGGAGGCGAAACAGAATTTTTACATTTTTCTAAAAGAGTAAAACCTAAAACAGGTAGAATAGTAATTTGGCCTGCAGGGTTTCCTTACCTACATAGAGGCAATCCACCTTTATCAGGAGAAAAATATTTATTAACTTCATGGATGACTTTAAAACCTACGTGATTAAGATAATAGATAATTTTTTTGAAGATACTTTATTTAATAATATAAAAAACCATATTGTAAATAAATTATTTTATGAACCAAGATATTTGCCAAATACAATTGAAAAAAATAAAGATACTTATTATGGAAGTAGATTTACTTTATCAAGTGATTTGAAGTTGTTAGAAACTTTTATTAAACAATCTGAAAAAAAATTTAAAATTAAAATTAATAATACTCATGAAGATTCTGGTGTAGATATAAGAAATTTAGATCATTTTATACCTCATATTGATTCAGAAACAGGGGCTAAAATAAATATATTAGTAATGATAAATGGACCCACTGCTGTTACAAATGGAACTGTTTTTTATCAAAAAGGAGAATTAGATATTCACGTAGGATTTAGAGAAAACAGAGCTATATTATTTCCATCAGATTGGGTGCACTCTGCACATGCCACTAATGTTCCTGATTTAATAAGACACACTGTTAGTTTATTTGTAACTGATTATGAAGAATAAGAAGTAGGTCTTGCACCTAATCTAGCAATTTTGTCTTCCTCTGATTCGTCATCAACATTATTGCTATCCCAATTAGACTGAAGTTTAGCTAAATGAGCTGCGTCCCATCTATCAATAAATTCTTGAAAATCACCTAACACAGCAGGATCATAAGTAGAGTGGGGAGTCTCATCTCTATATTCTACTTGATCAGTATCGACCGATGTTTGATACTGTATTGCCCAAATATTAGAAAATTTAGATTGACTCCAAAAAGCATCATCTGAAACTCTATAAAATCCAGCAGCGTCACCACTTTGTTTGATGATCATTTTGTCATCCATTACTACTGTCCATGTTGCGTTCGTTGCCATAATTTCTCCTACGTTTTAATAATATATAATGTTGTTAGATAAGGTTGTAAAACTGATGTTGCATCTCCTGCAAAAGTTGCACTCATATTGTGTTGGTGTCCTTGACCTGATCCTGACGCACCTGTATCACCCGTTCCTCCAGCTTGATGGAAACCTGATCCAATACCATCTTGAAAGTTAGGAGCCCCACCACCTGGATCAGCTCTTGTAGGTACAGTGTGATCGTGAGAAGCTAATTGCGCTGTTGATAAAGTTGCATTAGCTGTTGTTCCTCCAATATCACCAGTTGAAGTTACAGTATCAGCGCCTCCAGTTGACGCTAAA